TCCCGATTTGCTGAAAACTCACGGATAGTGGTCGGACTACGCTGAGTTTCCGTGAGAGCCGGACCGAAGCCCGTTAAGTCTGGAAGATTCGAAACGGATCATCTTCCGGACGATGGGGCCGAACGGGTTCTGGCTTTCATTGCGGATTGTCATGGCCGGGATGGCCCGGTTGAGCTCCGCCCCTTCCAGGAGGAGATCATCCGGGGCCTGTACACCCGGCCTCGGCCCCGGCAGGGGTATGTGCAGGTGGGCCGCCAGAACGGCAAGTCGATGGTGGCGGCGCTGATCGGGCTGTACGCCCTCTTCGCGGACCGGGCGAAGAACCCGGTGGTGGGGATTATCGCCAACAGTGAGCGGCAGGCGTACGAGCTTTTCCGCAAGGCACTGGACGTCGTGGAGAACACCCCGGCGCTGGAGCGGGTGTGCAACGTCTACCACGATCGGATTGAGTACGAAGGGGCCGGCAACCGGTTGCAGGTCTTCGCCTCCTCGCCGGCTGGGGCGAAGGGTGGTGGCGGCCGCCAGATCAGAGGTATCTCGGCCCACCTGATGATCGTCGACGAGCTCGCCTTCTCGCCGGACCCTGATCTTTGGTACTCCGTCCTCCTCCCGACGATCCTGGCCGACGACGACGCGTTCATGCTGGCGCTGACGACTCCCGGGTACGACCTTGACGGGCCGGCGCATCGTCTCTACCAGCGGGCCCGGGCCGGCGACACGGAGCGGTTCTACGCTCGGATCTATGAGCCGTCGGACCCTCAGGCCGATATCGACGACGTGGTGGCGTGGGCGGAGGCGAACCCGGCTCTTGGGAGTGGGATTTCGCTGGATGATCTCCGCCTGGCCCGGCTCAACGTTCCTGATCATGTTTTCCGCCGGGAGCACATGGGCCAGTGGACCGTGACCGATTCGGCTTGGCTCCCGTACGGCGCATGGGAGGCGTGTGCGGCCCGGGAGCGGCCGGCACCCGGCCCGGGTGAGCGGGTGTGGCTGGGTTTCGATGGTTCGTTCTCCGGCGACTCCACGGCCCTTGTGGGCGTGACTGAGGATCTCCATGTGTTCATCGCCGGGTGTTGGGAGAACCCGGGCCGGGCCGGGTGGCGGGTCCCCCGCGACGAGGTGGAAACCGCGATCGCCGACGCGTTCGAGATGTGGGATGTGGAGGAGCTCGTCTGCGATCCCCCGTATTGGGAGCGGGAGATTTCGGAGTGGTCGGTTCGATGGCCGGGCCGGGTGGTCGAATTCACGACGTACACGCGGGCCCGGATGGCGCCGGCCTGCACCCTGTTCTACGCGGCGGTGTTGGAGCGGACCCTCACGCATTCCGGTGATCGGCGGCTGGCCAGGCATGTCGCCAATGCCGTGGTGAAACCGTCGCCGCAGGGGGACTACATCACGAAGGTTTCGAAAGATTCGCCGCTCAAGATCGACCTGGCGGTGGCGGCCGTCATGGCGTTCAGCCGGGCGGCGCGGTGCCATTCAACCGGCCGGTCGCCGGTGTTCGTGGCTTGATTCCGGGCGCTTGCAAGAGTTAGCAAAACGCTTGCAGTAGTTAAATCCCACGCTTAGTATTTGCCGCGGTGGGGTTCCTGTCTTGGCTCCGGGAAGACCCGGTCGCGCAATACCGATCGGAGGAGTACCCGCTGCGCCTCGACGACGGATCGTTCGCGTCGTGGATGGGCTGGACGAACACGGCCGGGGTCTCCGTCAACCAGACCTCTGCTCTAACCCTGCCAGCCGTATTTCGCGCCGTCAGCCTCATCGCGGGGACGATCGCCGGCCTTCCCCTGCGGACCTACCGGGACCTTCCCGACGGGACTCGGGTGCGGGTTGAGAGTTTCCTGGCCAAGCCGGGCGGCCCCGATGGGCTGACCCAGTTCGAGTGGACCGAACTGGTCCTCGTTCATCTGCTCCTGTGGGGCAACGCCTACCTGTCGCACCTGTTCGGTGGCGCCGGCCAGCTGGTCGGGTTGATCCCGGTCCACCCGTCGGCGGTCGAGGTGAAACCGGTCGACACGAAAGAGCTCGAACGGCGGTTCGGGCCGTGGTCGAAATATTTCACGGTCACGATGGCCGACGGGTCGAAGCGTGACTACACGCCCATGGAGATCACCCACGTCACGGCGATGGCCACCGACGGCCTCAAGGGTTTGTCGCCGATCACGACATGTCGCCAGGCCATCGGGACCGGCATCGCCGGAGAGCAGGCCGCCGCCCGGATGTTCGAGGGCGGCATGATGCCGGCCGGTCTCGTGACGACTGAAGAGGACATCGACGTCGACGAGGCCCGGATCATCAAAGAGGGTCTCGACGCCCGGGTGGCCGGCACCTCGAACGCCGGCAAATGGGCGTTCGTGAACCGCAACCTCAAGTTCACGCCGTGGACGATGCCCTATGCCGACCTTCAATTCATCGAGTCGCGGGTCCACCAGGTGGAGGAAGTCAGCCGAATCTTCGGTGTGCCGCCGCACCTGCTGGGCCAGACCGAGAAGCAGACGTCGTGGGGCACCGGCGTCACGGAGCAAAACCGGGGGCTTCACCGGTACACGCTGATGGCGTGGTCCTCGAGGATCGAACAGCGGCTGACCCGCCTCCTCCCCAACAAGCAACTCTGCGAATACGACTACGCAGGGCTTCTCCAGGGCTCGGCGCAAGAGGAGCTCGACATGCTGATCCGCCAGGTCGAAGCCGGGATTCTCACGGTCGACGAGGCGCGCCGTATCCGGAATCTGTCGCCCTTACCGGCCGGTGAGACGGCCCCGGAGGAACAGGATGCCTGACACCGTCTTCCCCTACGACGACGAGGTGGCGGACCCCTACGCCGCCGACGACACGAAGAACCCTCACGAGGAATCTGGGGAGGGTTCCTCGGATGACGGCCAGGACGGCGCTGAGTCGCCACCTTCACCTCGGCGCCGGCCTGGCCGCCCCAAGAAAACGACGTGAACCGGTTCGGAGCCGAATTCCGGGCCGAGCTCGACGGCAATACCCTGGCCGGCACCGCGCTCCTGTTTCGCGCCCGGGCGGATGTACGCGGCCACTGGGAGGCGTTGACCCGATCCGCGTTCGACGACGCGCTGGCCCGCGGCGACGACGTCAAAGCGCTGGTGAACCACAACCCTTCGATGGTGCTCGGGTCGACGAAAGCGAAAACGCTGCGGCTGGCCACCGACGACGACGGTCTCCGGTTCGAAGTCGACCTGCCCGACACGACCTACGCCCACGACCTGAAAGAGCTCGTGGCCCGGTCGGATATCTCCGGCATGAGTTTCGGGTTCGTGCCCGACGGCGACCAGTGGTCGCGGGCGCCGGACGGCCGCCAACTGCGGACCTACACGTCGTTCAAACGGTTCCTCGACGTGTCGCCGGTGACGTACCCCGCCTACGAAGGCGGCGAGGTGTACCTCCGGGCCGAGGATTTCACCGGGCCCCGGTTGACCGCCAAAGGTCAGATGATCCGCCTCCAGGCGGCCGCACTACTGAAGGAAGTGAGATGACAATGGAAGAACTTTTGGCCGCCCTGAAGGCTCTGATCACCAAAGCAGAAGAGGAGGCTCGGCCGCTCTCCGAGGAGGAGGAGGCCGAAGCCGCCAACCTGAACAGCCAAATCGAGGCGCACAAGAAGACCGCCCAGTACCGGGCCCTGGTCGACGCCTACGAAACCCCCGTCCGCGGCGACCTCCACGTCCACGTTTCCAATGTCGAACCGGACGTGTCGCCGGAGCTCCGGTCGATGATCCATTACATGAAGACCGGCCAGATGGATTCCCACGAGGTCGAGACCCGGGCCCTGACGAAGGGGACCAACTCGGCTGGCGGCTACCTGGTGCCGACCACCACCCAGGCGAAGATCATCGAGCGGCTCAAGGCGTTCGGGGGTCTCGCCGAAGAGGCCGAGACGATCACCACCGATTCGGGTGAGACGATCAACTGGGCCACCGAAGACGACACCGGGAACACGGCCGAGATCGTCGCCGAAGGGGCGGCCGCCGCCTCCGCCGGCGCCGACAAGGTGTTCGGTACCGCGTCGCTCGGCGCCTACAAGTACGAGGCGACCGGCGCCGGGAACCTCCCCATGAAGGTGTCGTGGGAGCTGCTGGAGGACTCGCCGATCAGCCTGGAGAACCACATCGCCGACAATTTCGCCCGGCGGATCGCCCGCAAATTCTCCGTTGACATCTGCGTCGGGACCGGCACCGGCCAGCCGCAGGGGATCGTCACCCCGCAGACCGCCTTCGATGAGATCGCCTCGAACGCCGCCGGGGCGACCTACGCCGAACTTGTCGGCGCTGTCGCCGCCCTCGATTCGGAATACGAATCGAACGCCAAATGGCTGATGAATCCGGCCACGTGGTGGTCGATGGTGGCCAACCTGACCGACGCCAACGACCGGCCGCTGCTCCAAGCGCAGGCCCAGTCGGGTGCCGGCACCGCCATCCAGAAGCAGCTTCTCGGCCACGAGGTCGTCCTCGACCCGGGGATGCCGGCCATCGGCGACCAGGCGAAATACATCGTGTTCGGTGACCTGCGCCAGAGCTACATCATCAGGCGGGTCAACGGTTTCCACCTGCTCCGCCTGAACGAGCTGTACGCCGTCAACGGGTTCGTCGGGTTCCTCGGGTGGGCCCGGATGGACGGCCGCGTCCAGAACCTCAACAGCTACGTCGTCCTCGGCGGCGAGAACACCGCCTAAATGGCCTACGCGACCCTGCCCGAACTGAAAGTCTTCGTCGGTATCCCGGACGCCGACACGGCCGACGACGCCACCCTGACCCTGGCCCTCGACGCGGCCAGCCAGCAGGTGGACCAGTTCTGCGACCGGACGTTCAGCGCGGACGGGGTGGCCACCACCCGCCTCTACGAAATCGCCGATACCGGCGTCGTCGACGTCGACCCGATCAGCACCCTGACCGGCCTCGTCGTAAAAACCGACAACGACGGCGACGGGGTGTTCGAGACGACGTGGACGATCGACACCGATTTCCGGGTCGAACCGGTCAACGCCGCC